GGGCAACTAAAATTAGTAAAGATACAATTGGATCATTAAGGAAAGCAGTTGCTAATAAGTCGCTTGATGATTTGTCATTAGCAAATGTTCCGCTAGAACCAAATATTATTGATAATAATAACATTATAGTAAAAGATTTAAATAAAACAGGAATGTTGCCAAGCCCAAGTAGTTTAGCTATGCCATCTGTTCCAACAGTTGAGCAAATGAAACAATATAGCAGAATTGAAACTGTCCCTTTGTCTAAGGCGGTAAGTTTTCAAAGTGCAAGGAATTGGGAAAAATTCAATACTGGTAAAAGTCCTGGTGATTTGGTTAAAGGCTATGGAGATAAACCATTAGCTTTACGGCTTGAGAATGGCGAATACGTTATTTATGATGGGAATCACAGAACGGACTTAGCATTGCAAAAAGGTAAAACTGAACTGCCGATGCACGTTATTGACGTAAAGTCATATGACCCAGAACACGCAGGACGGAAATTAATCCAAGATAAAATGAGTACCGATGAGTTATTAAAAATGCTTTTAGGGAACTGAAATAAGTAAGCATGACATCCAGAGGATAATGCAAAAATGGAAACAGAAGTCAGTAAAGAAGAACACACTACAGCACACCCAGGCTTAACTAATGCTGGTAAGGGTAGACCTGCTGGAGTACCTAATAAGAGTACGGCAGTAGTGCGTAATGCTATTGCTACGCTACTAGAGAAGAACGTACCTTACATGGATAGATGGCTACAGAGGGTAGCTGAGGGCGATGAAGTCTATGGACTAAAGCCTGACCCTGCTAAGGCATTGGACTTGATGCAAAAGCTAAGTGAATACCATATACCTAAGCTGGCTAGGACTGAGGTGACAGGTATAGACGGTGCTCCTCAACAGCACGTGGTCACATGGCAGAAGTAATCGAGATTGCTTATAAGCCACGTGAACAGCAGGTAGCTATTCATGAGGCAGTAGACAAGCATAGGTTTACAGTAGTAGTTGCCCACAGACGTATGGGAAAGACTGTTAGCGCGATTAACCATCTAATTAAGGCTGCCATTGAGTGCAACAAACCAAACCCAAGATTTGCCTATATTGCTCCAACTTATGCACAATCCAAACGTGTGGCTTGGGATTACCTGCTTGAATTTACTCGTCCTCTTGGTGCTGTTGCTAATATCAGTGAACTTAGGGTTGACTTTTGGGGTAGGCGCATTAGCCTTTACGGGAGTGATAATGCTGACAGCTTGCGTGGGCAGTATTTCGATGGCGTTATCCTTGATGAAATAGGGGATCAGAACCCTAAGATATGGAATGAGGTTATACGTCCAGCGTTAGCGGATAGGAACACTGAGGATAGCCCAACCTGGTGTCTGTTTATTGGAACTCCTAAAGGCAGGAACCATTTCGCAGAGTTCAGAGATAGGGCTAAGACTGCTGAAGGTTGGAAGCTATTAGAGTTTAAGGCTAGCGATACCAAGATACTGGCTGAGAAGGAACTCAGAGACGCTCGTAAGGAAATGGGCGATGATAAGTACAACCAAGAGTTTGAGTGCTCTTTTGATGCAGCCGTAGAGGGTAGCTATTATGGGCAGATTATCAATAATCTTGAAGAGAAGAACCGGATCACCACTATTGAACGTGATGACTTATGTAAGTCTTATGTTGCTTGGGATTTGGGGATTAGCGATTCTACTTCTCTGTGGGTTGCTCAGGTGGTTGGAAAAGAAGTACGCCTCATTGATTACACAGAAAACCACGGAGTCGGTCTGGACTGGTATGTATCCTGGCTTAAAGAGAACAAGTACGAAGGTTTCACGCAGTTTCTTCCGCACGATGTGGAAGTAAGGGAACTAGGCACAGGAAAGAGCCGTAAAGAGGTTTTACAGGAAGCTGGACTCGATATAACTGTAGCTCCACGATTGTCGATTGCAGACGGCATACAAGCCACTAGAAGGCTATTGCCGCAGTGCTGGTTTGACCACAAGACTAAAACAGGGCTAGATGCTCTCAGGAACTACCGCAGAGAGTATAACGAACGTCAGCAAGTGTTCTACGATAAGCCGTTACATGACTGGTCTAGCCATGCGTCTGATGCGTTTAGATACCTAGCAATAAGCCTTGACCAAGACGAGACTTCATGGCAGTCAGATTTGCCCATTAACACCAAATGGATTGTATAATTGCGAAAATCCTAAGAGGAACGCATTATGATGGACGAAGGCACAATTAAAGGCATTATCGAGAATGAGATTGATAACTCGATAGGCTATCTTGACACCGAAACTACAGAAGATCGTCGTAGAGCGTTAGAGTATTACTTACGCAATCCTTACGGTAATGAGCAGGAAGGTCGCAGCCAGATCGTCACAGGTGAGGTAGCTGAAGCCATTGATGGTGCATTGCCACAATTGATCCGCGTATTCACTACTACTGAGGATATTGTCTACTTTGAGCCTAAAGGCCCGAAGGATGAGGAGACAGCTAAACAGGCTACGGATTACTGTAACTGGGCTTTCTATCGTGACAATGATGGGATGCTTATCCTACATAACTGGTTTAAGGACGCACTGCTACAGAAGGTAGGCGTAGTCAAGTCTTACTGGGATGACAAGGTAGATGTACGCAAGGAAGAATATAAGAATCTGACTGAGGATGAACTGGCATTATTGCTATCGGATCAGTCGCTTAAAGTTGTAAAGCAGGAAATAGAGTACACAGAGCAGCAAGATATGATGGGCAATATCATTCAGATACCATCGTATGAAGTGTATGTACAGCGCACAGAAGAATCAGGTAGCGTAAAGATTGAGAACGTACCGCCTGAAGAATTCCTAATATCCAAGTCTGCTCGTAACATTGAGGAGTCTAACTTTGTAGCGCATCGTCGCTTGATGACTCGTAGTGAGTTGATCGCTATGGGATTCGATAAGGATATTGTCGAGGACTTAGCGACTTATAACGATCTTGAGTTCAGTCCTGAGCGTATTGCACGTTTCCCTAATGGTGAGCAGCCAGACCAGAATACTAGCCTAGACCAGGCTATGCAGACACTTGAGGTATACGAGTGCTATATACGCATAGATGAGGATGATGACGGTATTGCTGAGTTGCGTCGCATTATCTATTGTGGCTCAGAGATACTCGAGGATGAGGAGTGTGACTACATCCCGTTCCACTCTATCTGCCCGATACCTATTCCGCATAAGTTCTTTGGTCAGTCATTGGCTGATCGGACTATGGACATCCAGTTACAGAAGTCCACGATTACGCGTCAGAGCTTGGATAACCTGTATCTAACTAACAACAGTCGTGTTGGTGCGGTTGATGGTCAGGTCAATATGGATGACTTGCTTAATGCGACTCCTGGTGGTGTTATCCGCTTAAAGAATCCTAATGCTTTGGTTCCACTAACGGTACAGAGTACGTTTAGCCAGGCTATGCCGATGCTGGAATACTTGGACTCGGTACAAGCCAAGAGAACAGGCGTTAATGATGCACAACAAGGGCTTGATCCAGACGTATTGAACAATGTAACGGCTACTGCTGTGGCTGCCATGATGAAATCTAACTCTGGCAAGCTGGAGTTGATCGCTCGTATATTTGCTGAGACAGGTGTTAAGAGCTTGTTTAAGGGCATCTTGCATCTATTGGGCAAGTATCAGGATAAGCCTCGTGTCGTTCGGATGCGTGGTAAGTATGTTACGTTTGACCCACGTACATGGGCTAATGAGTACGATATTAGCGTCAATGTTGGTTTAGGTTCGGGTGACCGAGAGCAGAAGTTAGCTATGTTACAGATGGTATTAGCCAAGCAGGAGCAGATCATTCAGCAGTATGGTCCATCTAATCCACTGGTATCGATTGGTCAGTATCGCAACACACTAGCGAAGTTCATCGAGTCAGCAGGTTTCAAAGATGCTAATGAGTTCATGAATGAGATTACACCGGAACAGAACGCGCAATTATCCCAGCCTCAGCCTCCAAGTCCAGATGCGCAAGCAGAGATTGCTAAGATGCTGGCAGAGGTTGAAAGAGAAAAGACTCAGGCAAAAGCACAGATTGATGCGGCAAAGCTTGACCTTGAGAAGCAAACACTCGAAGCCGAATATACCCGTAAAGGTATAGAGATGCAGATGAAGAATCAAAAGGACTCGGCTGAGTTGCGGATTAAAGAGGCTGAGTTAGCAGTTAAGCAATTGCAAGCTGTCCTGGCTATGGATTTAGCTGACGAAGATACGAAGAATAAGCAGACTGAGCTAACGCTTAAAGCATTACGTGAACTAGGCTCATTGACTAGAGGTATGGCGTGAATAGAACCGAATGGGCATTAAACCTATTGAGAGACGAGTACTTCATCGAAATGATGGAGGAGCTACGAGGCGTGGAGCTAACTAAGTTTCTCAATAGTGATTATTCGGATACAGAGATACGTGAGCAAGCATATCTACGGATTAGGGTGCTTGAGTCTATTGATAACTATATTCAAGGGTTAGCAGATCAGAAGCTAATTGACCAAAAAAAGTTAAAGATTTTGTAGTCCGAATCGGGCGGTTCCCGATATAATTAAGGAAACATTAATGAGCGATACTCAAAGCACGACTCCCGAACAGGGAAATGCAGAGTTAACGGTAGAAGGTGCAGCTAACGCTTTCTTGAGCATGATGGAACGTAATGAAGGCTCCCAAGAGGAACAACCGGATAACGATTCAGAAGCTAACGAAAGCGAGGCCGAATCAGAGTATGACTCTGAGGTAGAACAAGATGAGGATAGTGAAGAGCAAGAGGAGCCTCAAAAATTCCGTGTCAAAGCCGCTGGCGAAGAACGGGAGGTAACCCTCGATGAGCTTATCAAGTCTTATCAACTTGGCACTGATTACACCAAGAAATCGCAAGCTGTAGCAGAAGATCGCAAAGCTGTAGAAGCCGAGCGTCAAGCAGTTCAAGAAGCTAAAGCAATGCGTGATACGTACGCGCAAAGACTTGAGATGATTGAGCAGATGTTACAGCCACAGCAGGAAGAGAATCTGGACTACCTGAAAGAGACTGATCCTATTGGGTACAGTGTCAAGGTAGCTGAGATGATTCAGAGAGATAAGCAGTTAGCTGCTGTACAGGCTGAGAGGGGTCGAATCCAACAGCAACAGGAGCAGGATAGACAAGCACAGATGCAGTCCGTAGTGGCTGAGGAAATGCAGAAATTGTCTAGCTTTATCCCTGAGTTTACTGATCCAGCTAAAGGTGAAGCGATTAGAAATGATATTCGTGCCTTTGGTAAGCAGATCGGGTTCTCTGATAACGAATTAGCGGCTGTCTATGATAGTCGTGCGGTACTAACTCTGTATAAGGCTATGCAGTACGATAAGTTAGTCGCTAGTAAGCCAGCTATCACTAAGAAGGTGAACGAGGCTCCTAAAGCGATTAAGTCTGGCGTAAGCAAGCCTAGAGATGGGAACGCAGAAGAAATACGGAAACTAAAGGCACGTGTTAAATCGACAGGTAACCCTAGAGATGCAGCAAGTGTATTTGAACGCTTTTTATAAGGAATTAAACTATGGCTATTTATAATGCTTATGACGCTATTGGTCAGCGTGAAGATTTGACCGACGTAATTTATGACATCTCCCCGACTGAAACTCCTTTTATGAGTTCTATCGGCAAGACTAAGGCTACGGCTGTTTACCACGAGTGGCAGACCGACTCTCTTGCAGCCGCTACCACAAATAACGCTGCTGTCGAGGGTGCTGACGCTTCCGATGCAACTCTGTCACCTACTACTCGCTTGGGTAACTATACTCAGATTCTCCAGAAAACTATCAAGATTTCTGGCACTCTGGACACAGTTAATAAAGCTGGTCGTAAGTCTGAAAAGGCTTATCAGTTGGCTAAGTCATCACAGGAACTCAAGCGTGACCTGGAAACCATCCTGTTGAGCAATCAGGGTCGTTCGGCTGGTTCGACTAACTCTACTGCTCGTAAGATGGGTTCGCTGTTGTCATGGATTAAGACTAACTCGTCAGTCCAGACTAACGGTGGTGATCCAACTACTATCGGTGTATCGACACGTACAGACGGCAACACTCGTACATTTACTGAGACACTGCTGAAGGAAGTAGTTGCTGAGGTATTTACTTCGGGTGGTTCGCCTAAAGTGCTGATGGTTGGTGCTGCTGGTAAGCAGAAGGCATCTAGCTTCACTGGTATAGCTGCATATCGCTATAACGTGGCTGGCTCTGCTGCTCCTGCTGCTATCGTGGGTGCTGCTGACGTTTATGTGTCCGACTTCGGTAATATGTCTGTCGTTCCTAACCGTTTCATGCGTACACGTGATGCTCTGATCCTTGATCCTGAGTACGCTGCACTGGCTTACCTGCGTCCATTCCAGACTATCGAGCTTGCAAAAGCTGGTGATGCTGATAAGACTCAGGTACTGGTTGAAGTAACGCTCGAGGTTAAGAATGAAGCTGCTCATGGCATAATAGCGGATCTTAACATGGCACTGTAATGTATTTTATTATATAATGCTCTTACTTTAACCGTGGGAGCATTGTATGAAATGCGTTATAAGTGATTGTGAAGGCAAGGTAGTTGGGTGGGGATACTGTCAGAAACATTACATTCGTGTAAAAAAGTATGGCAGTCCCCATTCAAAAAAATATGATACGAGTACTTTAGAAAATAGATTTTGGCGTTTTGTTACTAAGGGAACTGACGATAATTGTTGGGAATGGCAAGGTCAACGTCTACCTAATGGTTATGGAAGAATTTCTTTAGGAGCTAGAAAAGATGGCTCAGAAGGCGCACATAGGGTAAGTTGGAAATTACACAATAAACAGGACATACCGCATAAAATGCACGTGATGCATAAATGTGACAATCCAATATGTGTTAACCCAAATCATTTAACGATAGGTACTGCTAAAGAAAATACGCAGGATATGATTCAAAAAGGCAGGAAAAGAACTGTTGCTCCTGTTGGTGATTTAAACGGAAAAGCAATTCTTGATGCTGAAAAAGTAAGATTAATTAGATCAAGCACCCTTAACCATGCAGCACTTGGTAGGCAACTAGGAGTCTCTCCTAACTGCATACGCGGTGTAAGAACTGGTAGAACTTGGTCACATATTGAGGATTTATGACCTTTAGACAACAAGTTGTGCATGCAGACGGTGATGGCGGCATTATCATCGAAACTAAACAGGATATTACTGAGATACTTGAAAGTAATAACCATATCAGGGAAGCAGACAAGGCAAGACGAGGACACTTAAACGATTTGCACCACGTAGCTCGGATACCTTTTACGGTCATTGATGACTTGAATAAGAAGGGTGTTATGAAGGGCTTTGCTATCGTTGATGATGTAGCGTTTGCCAAATGGCTCAATAGCTCTGATAATGCACAATTCAAAGTCTACAGGGGTACGATCTAATGGGTATAACAGTAGGTGTATGTGTTCCAGCACGTGATGAGGTTCATACAGGATTCGCGTTTGACTTTGCGAAGATGGTGGGACGAGATTCTAAGTTTCGCTGTGGTTCTGGTGAGAACGGGCTGAAGTTATATACGATGGCAGGGACGTTGATATTCGATCAGAGGGAAAAGCTGGTTGATACAGCGTTAAAGGAAGGCTGCGACGTTATCCTATTTATTGACTCAGATATGCGGTTTCCTAGCGATACGATAGATATATTGTTGAGCAGGGATGTACCGATTGTTGGGGTTAATGCGGTAACTAGACGTAAGCCTACGCTACCTACGGCATTGAATTTAGATTTACAAAAAGACAAAGATGGCAACATTATTAGTCACGCTTGGCATAAAATAGACTCTAAAGGAAAAGAAGGAATAGAGCCTTGTACTGCTGTAGGTGGCGGTGTTGTAATGATTCGTAAAGAAGTATTCGAGGCGATTAAGAAGCCTTGGTACGACGTAGGATGGGGTTCTAAGGGAATTATAGGCGAGGATGTACATTTCTGCGTCAAAGCCTTAGATAACGGATTCCAGACGTATGTAGATCACAGTCTGTCTAAGCATATCGGTCACATTGGTACGTATGAGTATCGGTGGGAAGATGTAGAGGATGGGGCTGTTGAAAGACACAATTCAGGGAATTAGCGATGACGGATTACAGTTCGTTAAAGAGTACGATAGCTAATTATTTAGCCAGGAGTGATTTAACATCTGTAATACCTGACTTTATACGATTAGCTGAAGAACGACTACGTAGAGATTTAAGATCGCGTCAGATGCTTGTAGTGGCTACTGCTAATACAACTTCGGGTGATTCTACGCTTGGGCTACCTTCTGACTTCTTGGAGATGCGAGATATACACTTGCAGACTACACCAAGGTCACCAGTAACCTATTTTTCCCCTAATACTTTCTATGCAAAGGCTAGGGCTACAGATATAGGCAAGCCTGTTAATTACACTGTACTTGCTGCTGAAATACAGTTTGCCCCTATTCCTGATACTGCTTATAGCGTACAGATGCTTTATTACGCAAAGCCTGTGCTATTAAGCGATACAAATTCCTCAAATGTATTTCTTGCTAACTATCCAGATGCTTTGTTGTACGCTTCTCTGGGTGAGGCAGAACCGTATTTGATGAATGATGCTAGATTGCAAACTTGGGCTGCTTTATATGAGCGTTCGATTACTGCGATTAACATTGCGGATCAATCGAGTGAGTATGGTGGTCAACCTATGTCTATGTTTTCTTCGTGAGGTAAATTATGGCTGAGATGTCAAACTATTTAGAGAATGCGTTGATTAACGCTACTCTACGTAATGTAGGTTATACGAGTCCTACGACTTGTTTTGTAGCTTTGTATACGAGTGATCCGACTGATGCTGATGTCGGCACTGAGGTCACTGGTGGTTCTTATGCGCGTACTGCTGTGACGTTTGCATCCCCTAGCAATGGCGTATCGACGAACAGTGCTTCTGTGACGTTCCCTACGGCTACAGGTAACTGGGGAACTATAACGTACATTGGTATTCGTGATGCTTCTACGTCGGGTAACTTGATGTATCACACACCGTTAGATGCTTCTAAGGCTATCAATACGGGCGATGTATTCACTATTTCAACTGGTAATCTTTCCGTTACTCTGGAGTAATTATGGCGTTAGTTATTGCTGATCGGGTAAGGGAAACGTCCACCACTACCGGAACTGGAACATTGACACTGGACGGTGCTGTTAGTGGCTATCAGAGCTTTAGTACCGCTATCGGCAATAGCAACACGTGTTATTACACAATTACTCTAGGCAGTGCATGGGAAGTAGGCATTGGGACTGTTAGTGCTGGTCAATTGGCTAGGACTACAGTTCTAAAGTCTAGTAATTCTAATTCTGCTGTTGATTTTGGTGCTGGAGCTAAGGACGTATTTGCTACTTATGCAGGTGATAAGGCTGTAGCTACAGATTTAGCTCAGACACTAACGAACAAGACTCTGACTGATCCTGCGATTATTGGTACGATCTTAGAGGATGTTTATACGATCACTGATGGTGCTGCGTTTGAGATTGACCCTGGCAATGGTTCAATTCAATTAATTACGCTAGGTGCTAGTCGTACTCCTAAAGCCACGAACTTTGTTGCTGGTGAGTCGGTGACACTGATGGTTGATGATGGCTCTGCTTATACATTGACATGGACTGATGCGACATTTGGTGGCTCTGGTGTGGTTTGGAAAACAGACTCAGGATCAGCTCCGACGTTAAATACTACGGGCTACACTGTGATCGTACTGTGGGAAGTTGGGACACAGGTTTATGGTGCTCGCGTGGGGAATAACTAATGTTAGCTAAAGCTCTACAGGGTGCTGGTAAGTCTGCTGTTCCTGCATACATAGAAGATGTATTTAGTACGTATCTTTATACTGGTACTTCTGCAAATAGGTCAATTGTTAATGACATTGATTTAGCGGGTAAAGGTGGTTTGGTATGGATTAAAACTCGTAGTGAACCGTGGGAACATTACCTTGCAGATACAGTTAGAGGAACATCAAAATCATTAGCTACAAATAACACCAGCCCAGAATCTACGGGGCTTACAAATGCAATAACATCATTTAATTCTAATGGCTTTTCATTAGGAATAGATACAAACTTAGAGGCGGTAAATAGGTCACCAAAAAACTATGTTTCATGGACATTTAGAGATCAGCCTAAGTTCTTTGATGTGGTGACTTATACGGGGAATGGAGCAAACAGAACTATTTCCCATAATCTTGGTTCTGTGCCAGGCTTTATTATTGTCAAACGTACAGACGCAACAGTAAATTGGCAATGTTATCACCGTAGTCTTGCAAACACGCAGTATATGGTTATTAATACTACGGATGCAGTAGCTACTGGTGCGACTAGATGGAACAGCACAACGCCAACAAGCACAGTTTTTAGTGTTGGAACAGCAACTGAAACAAACGCTTCTGGCGGCACTTACGTCGCCTACCTATTCGCCCACGACGCTGGAGGCTTTGGCGCGTCTGGTACGGACAATGTGATTAGCTGTGGTAGTTATGTGGGTAATGGCGGTGTGAACCCTATCAACCTTGGTTATGAAGCGCAGTGGGTGTTTGTAAAGCGTATTGATAGCGACGGTGGGGATTGGTGGTGCTCTGATATTACGCGTGGCATGACCGTAGGAAGTATTGATCCAGCTATTGCTTTTAACTCGTCTAATCCAGAAAACACCAGCCATAACTGGGTAGAGCCTCGTGCTAACGGCTTTGCTTTAACTAGCGCATCGGTGGTCACAACAAATAGCGTTAATGGATCTGGATTTAATTACATCTACATAGCCATACGTCGTGGCCCTATGAAAACGCCGACTGATGCGACTAAGGTGTTTAGTCCATTAACAAGAACTGGTACAGGAGCTGTTGCTTCGGTTACTGGTGTCGGATTTACGCCAGATTTGCTGTGGTCAAAATCTAGAAACACGGGTAATGCTATTGGGCTTCATGATCGACTACGTGGGTCAACGCGAGAACTGTTATCAAACAGCACTGCAATTGAATTTAATGACGCTTCAAGTGTAACCTCCATCAATATGGATGGGTACTCTTTTGGTACAGATGCAAGCGCCAGCGGAACTGTAAACCTTAACACAGCAAATTATATCTATTGGAACTTTAAGCGCGCCCCCGGCTTCTTTGATGAGGTGTGCTATACGGAAACAGGGTCAGCCAGAGCGCAGCCGCATAATCTTGGCGTTGTTCCTGAGCTTATAATCCAAAAATCCAGAAGTTCTGTGGTTAATTGGATTGTTAGTTTTAATTTTACTGCTACAACTCAAAATTTAGCTAAATTAAACTTAACTACTGCTGCAAACATTAACATAACCTATGCAAGTGCAGGAGAGATGACAGCAGCTCCAACTGCTACTAATGTCAATTTAGCCGCAGCATACGCGACCAACACTACGTTGGTTATGTATTTATTTGCAACTCTTGCTGGTGTATCTAAAGTAGGTAGCTACACAGGAACGGCAGCATTGCAGACTGTGAATTGTGGTTTTGCTGCGGGTGCGAGGTTTGTACTTATTAAGCGTACAGATTCAACAGGCGATTGGTACGTATGGGATTCAGCGCGTGGAATTAGTTCGGGTAATGATCCGTATTTGTTATTGAACTCAACTGCCGCTGAAGTTACTGGAACCAATTACGTAGACACCGATACCACAGGCTTTAAAGTAACTGCGGCTGCTCCTGCTGCGTTAAATGCTTCAGGCGGTACTTACATTTTCTTAGCTATTGCTTAGGGTAAATCATGGAACTAAGAATTAGAGACACGGGCGCGGTGATGACGGAATCAGAATTCCGGTCACTGCATCCAAATACCAGCTTCCCACAGCAGCTATCAGTTGCTTTATTGAATGAGTTTGGTGCTGACCCAGTGCTAAATGGCGCACAGCCAACGGCTACTAGGTATCAGATTGTTGTTCGTGATGGCGTAGAAGAAATCAATGGTCAATGGTTCACGAAGTTTACGGCTAATGATATAGATGCAGACGCTATTGCTGCTTTGGATGCCCAACAGGCTGCGTCACAACGGACTGAGCGTAATCGTCTAATAGCTGTGTGCGATTGGACACAAGTCGCTGATAGTCCTGTAGATAAGGAAGTATGGGCTACTTATCGTCAATCATTGAGGGATATTCCATCGCAAAGCGGGTTTCCTTGGGATATAACTTGGCCTGTGGAGCCATAAATGCTTGGATTTATTCCGTTAAGTGCTGCTGCGGTATCTGATGACTCACTGAGTACCATTATTGCTGCTAATGCAGCTGTCACTGGTAATGCGGTAGTTATTGCATCTGGAACTAGAACTGCTAACGGTGCTGCGGCTATATTAGGTAAAGCCATTGTAACGGCCTATGAAGGGGCTATACAGGGCAATGCAGCGATTACTGGCAGGGCTGTAGTAACTGCACTAGGCGGGTATAACAGAGAGGCTGTAGCGGCTATATTAGGTAGCGCTACAGTTACGGCTGACGGAGCTAAGTTAGTCTTAGGTAATGCGTCAATAGTGTGTGTCTCTACTGTATCTGCTGTTGCTAGCAATGTTGTCTTAGGTGGTGGACAATTTAATGTCACGACAGTTGTTGTAGCAAATGGTGGATTAATTGCACTAGGAAACGCTAGTATTATGGGCAAGGCTATCGTAACAACTAAAGGGATGATCTATGGTGAAGAATGGACTAAACAAGTTCCTGTGGGTGATACATGGCTAAGACAAGAGTAGCGTTTGGTGAGTGGACACCAGATCAGCCTGGCATTCTAGGTGGTGTAACTGAAGCTGTAAATTGCTATCCTGTTGCTAATGGATATGCTCCTATAAAGTCTATTCAGCCGTATCCTAACGCTGAGACTCAAGCTAGTGAAGCATTGCTAACCACGTTTGGCGGTAAGTTTGGCGGTCAGAATGTACTGTTTGCCGCTAGTGCATCCAAGATATTTAAGTTTGATCCTACGAACAATAACTTTGTAGATGTAAGTAAGTCTGGTGGTTATACGTCTACTACGTGGGATATAACTCAATTCGGGCCTGTTGTTATTACTGCTAACGGTAATGCAAAGCTACAGTCATATAATCTTTCTAGTTCTTCTCTTTTTGCTGACTTATCTGCTGATGCTCCTACTGCAAAGTACGTTACTGTTGTGCGTGATTTTGTTGTTGCTGCCAATGTTGCTGGAGCTGAAAGTACACTTTATTGGTCTGACATCAACAATGAGGCCAATTGGACTGCATCTTCGTCTAGTCAGTCTGACTCTCAGTTGCTTCCTGATGGTGGCGACATTACTGGTCTTTCTGGTGGCGAATACGGACTGGTTTTCTTGGAAAGAGCTATTTATCGGATGACCTATTCGGGTTCTCCGTTCTTCTTTCAATTTGATGCTATCTCACGCTCATTAGGCTGTATCGCTAATGGCTCTATCGCACAGTTATCAGATCAGACATACTTTTTAGCTGATGATGGCTTTTACGTATGTAATGGTCAGAGCGTCACTCCTATAGGTGCTGAGAAGGTTAATCGCTGGTTCTTTGAGAATGTAGCTATTGACCAAGTTTCAACTGGGATGAGTGCTTCTGTTGATCCTATTCGTTCATTGGTTATATGGGTGATGCCTACTGCGTCTGGTAAGCAATTGCTTATTTATAACGCGAAGCTAAATAGGTGGTCTTTTTCTGATATTGATGTAAATTCAATTGCTTATGTATTAACTGCGTCTGCTACGTTAGAGCAATTAGACAAGATCAGTATTACTCAGGGTTCTAATACGTTAGCAGGTACGTATACTCAGTCTGGTACGACTATTACTGTTACAGCGACTAATCATGGGTTGCAGACAGGTGGTTTTGTGTACTTTGATGCGACTACAGGTGGTGCTACTGATAACTTTTATCAGATAACACGTACTGGAACTAATACGTTTACTGTAACGTCTGCAACATCTACGACTATTACGACGAGTAACTGTACGTTATCGCTACCTTCTATTGATAATTTGACGGCTAGTTTTGATGATCGTGCGTATGCTGGTGGAAATTGGTTCTTAGCTGCTGTATCTGGTCAGAAAGTCTATGGTTTTACTGGTGATTTCCAGCCTTCTTATGTTTCTAGCCAAGATTTAGACTTAGGTCGTAGCTTAGTAACGCTTGCTAAACCTATAGTTGATAACGGTATTGGAAATGTTGCAATATCTAGCCGTGTTTTAATGAATGATGAGATTCAATATACTAGCTATGCTGCTCAAGATACGATAAATCGAGTTTCTTTGCGCTCTAATGGTAATTATCATCGAGTGAAAGTGCAGCCTACTGGTGCAGATTGGCGAACTATTGTTGGTGTTGATTTGGAATACTCTGTTTCAGGTGATCGATGACACAATTTCGTACTTTACCCCCATTTGGTGCTGATAACCGTGCTGTATCAGAGGTTGTTCGTGGGATTATGGATGGTAAAACGAATAATGTAGGATATTTCACGACTACGACATCAGCTACTCAGACAACATTAAATGACCCTAGAATAGGTTATGATTCGGCAATAATTTTTACGCCTATGAATGAAAAAGGGGCACAAGAAATGGCTAAGTTATGGGTGGGAACAAGATCACGAGGAAGTGCAATCATTAATCATGCTAGTAACGCTCATCTATGTGAATTTATGTACATTGTTGTCGGCTAATGGAATATAAATATATAGGGTCGCAGGAACTACGGGGCTGGTGGGGAACGATTAAGCCAGCGTTAGAGAAAATATGGTCTAAAGGAAATACTGGATGGATAGTTGAGGATGTATATACAGACTGTTTTAATCAAAAGAGTATGCTTTTTGTATTGATAGAGAATAACCATTACAAGGGGTTCTTTATATTGCAGCCACTAGGTGAGACATTGCACGTATGGGCTGCTTATTCGTTAGAAAATAGTTATGATGTTGTCGAAAATGCCTTAAAATATATAAAAGGTATGGCTAAAGAAGCCAATGTTAAAAATATAACTTTTTCTAGTTTTCGTCGTGGGTGGGACAAAAGGGCGGCAGCGTATGGTTTCCGTCCTAAACAGTGGATTTGCGAGGTGTAATTATGGGTGGTGGCGGCGGTAGTCAAAATAGCACAACAACTACGAGCATTGATCCAGCAATCAAGCCGTATGTTACCTATGGTTTAGAGGAAGCTAAACGTCTTTACACAAGTGGTACTCCATCTTTTTACTCTGGCAAAACTTATGTAACTCCTTCTGAGTCTACTTCAGAGGCTCTACGTCGAGCAGAGACTAGGGCATTAAGAGGTTCTCCTTTAATTGGACAAGCTCAGGATGTTGTAACGTCTCAGATGGGTTATACAAGCCCTCAAGCAAAGCAAATTCAAGACTTAGGGATGTCTGCTGCTGATCCTAGTTCAGCGTTCTATCGTTCAATGATGGAAGGTATGCCGGAGTCTGAGGCTCTTGGTTTAGCTAGAAGGACAGCTACAGGCCAGTATTTAGAGCCTAGTCCATTCCTACAGGGTGCGTTAGGTCAAGCTAACCGTTTGGCCTCTGAGTCTTATCAAGAAGGTCTGAGAGGTCTGCAATCACAGGCTGCTGCGTCTGGTCGTTATGGCTCTGGTGCGGCAGGACAGCAAATTCAAAAAGGCCAAGATGTATTTGCTCGATCTTTGGCTGAACAGAATCAAAAAGCGTACCTTGAGAATTACTTGCAGGAACGTGCTAACCAAGAGGCTGCTATTAAGAGCTTAGGCACAATGGAGCAGCAAGGTATAGCGAATAGGTTTGCTGGTGCTGGCGGGTTGACTGCTGGTCAGCAAGAAGCATTAAAGACAAAATTAGGTGCTTTGGCTTCAGCTCAGGGTATTACTGCTGATGACTTGGCAAGACAATATCAGGCGGCTACGGCTGCTCCTGGTATGGCTGAGTTGGACTATGCTGACATTGATAAGCTGTTAAAAGTAGGCACAGCTAGAGAAGGTCAATCAGCAGCAGAATTGAAAGATGCAATGGATCGATTTAACTTTGAGCAGAATTTGCCTTACGCAAAACTTTCTCAATTTGCTAATTTGTTTAGTTCCGTTCCTCAAGGTGGAACAGTTACTAGTACAGCTACACCATCAGGGGGTAAATAATGGGTGATCCAGTTACTACAGGAATGTTGATAGGTGCTGCTATGGGTGGCGGTAGTGCGGCGATTAAGGGTGGTGATCCTCTTACTGGCGCATTAATTGGTGGGGCTACTGGTGGTCTTGGTGGTGGGTTTGCTGGTGGTTTTGGTGGTGCTGCTGGAGCTCCTGCTAGTGGCATTATGGGTACTGGTGCTGGATTTGCAGGTAATCAACTTGCTGCTGCTCCTACACTTATGCAGCAACTTGGCGGTGGAGCAATGGGCGTTAAAGATGTTTTTAGTGCCGCTAATACGTTTATGAACCAGAATCCTACAACATCTCAAGTAGGACTTGGATTAGCTAAAGACTTAATGCAAGGTGCTGCTCCAGTCCAAATGCCAGGAGGTATGCCTGTATCTCGTGGACAGATACAGCCAGCAGACTTTATGAGCCTATTAAATCCTCAACAGTCACAAGTTATTCGTCCGCAATCTATTTCATTACTGGGGTAATGTATGGCTATTTCTGATTACTTTAATGTTTTTGGTGTAGAAAACCCTGCTTATAGTGGATTGCTTGGCCCAGAACAAAGTGCAGGTCTTAGAAAATCATCAAATATTGCAGGATTACTAGGTGCTGCTAGTGCTTTAGCTGCTGGTACTAGTGGTCAAGGCCCTAGACGGTCTGCATTGCAAAACATTATTGGTGCTTTGGCTGGTGGTTATGGTGCTGCTGGTCAGCAATATCAGCAAGGTTTACAGAACTATGGTCAGACACAGCAATTAGCTTTACAGCAGCGTCAGCAAGCTGGTGTACAGGCTATGAAGATGAAGTATCCAGACTTGGCTGATGAGTTTGATACTAACCCTGCTGGTGCTTTCCGTATCGTTTCAGAGCGTGAGGCTGCATTACGTAAGCCTACAACAGTTGGTGAAGGTCAGACTTTAGTTGATCCTACTGGTAAGGTTCTTTTCCAAAGCCCAATAGGTAGAAAAAAGAATACGGCTGTAGTTGGTAATGTGTTGATCGATTTAGATACTGGACAACCAATTTATCAAGGACAACAAGATAGAAAAACTGCTGTTGTTAATGGGCAAGTAGTTGACACATCTACTGGTGAGGTTATTTTTGGTCAACCAACAGGTGATAGAACTTCTGAAATTAAAAACTATGAATACTATAAATCAACAGTTCCAGCAGGACAAAAAGTAAAAACTTTTGACCAGTGGTCAGAAAGCGCAAATAAAGGTACAACTGTAAATGTTATGCCTTCTGATAAGAAATTTGGTGAGGCTTTTGGTACAGCTACTGCTGGTGCAGTCGAAAGTACATTTAATAAAGCTCAATCAGCTCAAAACACATTATCTACTATTGCAACTATTAAGCCTTTAATTGAAGGTAATGTATTTTCTGGCCCATTATCTAGCTCTGAAGCGACAATTAGTCGTTTAGGTTCCAAGTTTGGTATTACTTCAGGCACTACTCAGGAAAAGTTAAATGCTACAACTCAAGCAATGCAAGGCTTGGCTCAGTTAGAGTTACAAGCTGCTGAAGCTATGAAAGGTCAAGGAGCCATTACTGACTTTGAGCGTACTTTGATTGCTAGGGCTGCTGGTGGTGATTTAGCTAAACTTACCCAAAAAGAAGTTTTGGGATTACTTGGTGCATTAGAAAAGGTATCAAAAAAGAAAATAACAACTCATAAGACTAATTTAGAGCGTCTACGCAAGCGTCCAGATACTAGTGGATTAGCTGATTTTTATGAGTTAGAGACTCCTCAACCAAAATTAAAATTCAATCCTGCAACTGGAAAGGTTGAATAATGGCTAAGACTGTTGAAATACCTGGCGTTGGAGAAGTTGAGTTTCCTGACTCAATGTCTAATGATGAAATAGCTAATGTTATTAAATCAGGTATGCAGGGTTCTGTAATGGCTCCTCCTGTGCCATTTTCACCTAGAGCAGAGGCATTAAGATCGGCTGCTGGTGGTGCTACGCTTGGATTTGGTGAGGAAATAGAGTCTGCTTTACGAACTGGTGCTATTTCAGGCCCACAATATGAAGAACTACGTAATACATTAAGAGCACAGCAAAAAGAATTCCAAAAAGAATATCCTGTAACTGGAACTGTTACAGAGTTTGGCGGTGCTTTGGCTACTCCATTGGGTGCATTTAAAGCATTAGGTCGTGCTGCTCCTGCCGTACAACAAGCTATTACAGGTACGACAATACCTGGGCAAATTGCTAGAGGTGCAGCTACAGGTGGAGTTACAGGTGCTTTAACTGGTGCGGGCACTGCTGAGACTGATGTTGGCGGTAAAGCATTAGAAACTGGTGTATTTGGTGCTGCATTAGGTGGTACGGTTCCATTGGTTCTACGTGGTGCTGGTAATGTAATTAAGAATGTATTAACTGCATCTGGAGTTGGTGACCAACCTGGTGCTGCTTCTAAGATGATAGCTAATGCGTTACAGAAAGAGAATCTAACTACTCAAGAAGCTGCTCAACTACTTGACGAAATGGAGCGTGTTGGCGTTCCTCGTCCTGTATTAGCTGATCTTGGTAAGAGTTTGCAGGACTTGGCTTATTCTGCGTATGTCGTTCCATCAGGTCAAAAAGCAACAACAGCTAGATTTCTAGAATCAAGAATGATCGATCAGCCTAGCGACATTGTTAAAGGTTTGGTTGAGAAAGCTGGTCTAGGCAAGAATGTTAATGGATATGAGTATTTGCAATTCTTAGCGGAGAATCAAAAGTCCGCTGCTAGTGCTAAATATCCATTAGCTTATAGCAAGGCTATTGATGCTAGAGACTTTCGTAAATATGTAGACCGTCCTGTATTCCAAGACGCATATAAAGAGGCTCAAAAACGCGCTGGAGTCTATGGCGATACATTGCCAGATTTAGAGCAAATTAAAAATTCTCAATTCGTTCCTACAGATATATTGCATCAAATAAAGATAGGTCTTGATCGTATTGTAGAAGGTGAGACGGACTCTATTACAAAGAAAATGACATCGTATGGGCGAGATGTTTCTAATGTTAAGCGTGAGTTTAATGATCTTATAAAAGCTAAAAATACAGATTACGCTAAAGCTAATGCTGAATTTGCTGATAATGAGCGTATTAAATCTGCATTTGAAACAGGTGAAAAGTATCAAAAACTTGAATACAAACAAGCATTAGATAATCTTAAAAAGATGAATGATTCTGAAAAAGAAGCATTTCGTTTAGGTATGATGTCTGACGTAAATTCTCGTCTTGAGAACTTTAAAGGTGGTGATTTTACTCGTCAAATATTTAAGAGTGATAAGCAAAAATCATTACTTCGTTATGCGTTTACTAATCAGGCTCAATATAATGACTTTGTTAAGTATGTTGATGCTCTTGAAAGTCAGACTAAAACAGCAAAATCATTAATGGGTGGTTCTCAGACTGGTGAGCGATTGTCAACAAGTCAAGGTGCTGCTGAGTTAGGTTCATTAGCTCAGAATTACGCTAGAGGTGGATTAACTGGTGTAGCTATGGACATTGCTCGTCAGGGATTAGCAAGAACTAAAGGTATTAGCGGTGAAACTTCAGCAGAACTTCAAAAGCGATTATTTACAACTGATCCTATTGAACAAAGAGCTATTCTCGATGAATTACGTCGCAGAACTCAAGGAATGAAACCAATTGGGGTAGTACCTGGTGCGGCTGCTTTGGGTACTGTGACAGGGCTATTAGGTCAATAAAGGTTAAATCATGGCAAAGAACAAAATATCTGAATGGAGTAATGTTCCTTCAAATAACACCGATGTTGGTGATATTAATATTGCGGAAGGTTGTGCTCCTAGCAATATAAACAATGCGCTACGAGAAATTATGGCGCAAGTTAAGGATATGCAAACCGGAGCAGATGCCGATAACTTTGTTGTTGGCGGTGCAATGACTTGTACAGGTGCTGCTGTATTTTCTAGCACTGTATCTATCGGTACTGCTTTAGCGGTTACTAGTGGTGGTACAGGTTTAGCTACTCTAGCTGCTGGTGATATTTTATATGCTAGTGGTGCGAATACTTTAGCTAAATTGGCTACTGCTAGCACGACAACTAGCGTTCTATTGTCAGGTAATACAGCTCCTACGTGGGGTAAGGTTGCTTTAGCTTCTGCTGTATCTGGAACATTACCAGTAGCTAATGGCGGTACAGGTCAGACATCAGCATCTGCGGCTATTAATGCGCTTGTGCCTACTCAGACAAGTAATTCAGGTAAGTATCTAAAGACAGACGGTACTAGCGTATCGTGGGAAGATGTCACTGCTGGCGGTGTAGGAACGGTTACTTCGGTCGCATCTGGTAACGGTATGAACTTCACCACAATCACAGGCACTGGTACTGTGACAATGGGTACTCCTAGCACGTTGACTAGCTCTACTTCAAATGCAGTTACAGCGACATCTCATACTCATGCGGTTACTTTCCCAAATACAATAACAAGCGTTAATGGTGCTTCTACTGGAGCTATAACAGTAACTTATGCTATTAATGCTAGTGCTGAATATGGTGCTGTTGGAACGTATGCTTTCTTGGCTTTAGTAAATACGGCTGGTATTATTGAAGGCGGAACATACGCAGGAGCTGATTTACGTCCTGCTGGTTTGCATACAGCATCTACAACATTCCAGAACGACACAACAGCTAGTACAGACCTTACTAATGGTTCTACTGCGCTTAGTGGCACTTGGAAGGCTATGGGTAGGTCTAATGCTTCAACTGCAACTCGTTATAGAGCGACATTGTTTCTTAGAATCTCATAATGCAATACAGAAACCCTGTTTACACTGCTGATGGAAGAATAAATTGTGAGATAAACCATAGTCATTATGGTTGGATTCCATTTACTGCTGATGCTAACGATATTGAAAATCATGGTAAAGAATTATTTGATGCCATATTAAAAGATGGTGGCGTTAAAGATTATGAAAAGCCAGACAATTTAAGTGAAATAGTTAAAGCAGAAAGAGATGCTTACATGGAAAAGATTGAACTTACAGATCAGCAGATAGACCATATCGCAGAGAAAGCAGCCGAGGTAGCTTTTAAAAAGATATACGAAGAAGTAGGCCGCTCTGTCGTTAAGAAGATATTCTGGATTGTTGGTGCTGGTGCTCTAGGTTTACTTTTCTGGATGGCTGGTAGCGGTCAATTGCCTAAGTAAATGTGGATCCGTTTACACTTCTTGCGCTTGCGAATGCTGCTGTTAGTGCCTGTAAACAAGGCTGCAAGTTATATAAAGACATTAAAGGTGCGGCTGGAGATGTTAAGGAAGTCTTAGATGATTTAAAAGTCCAATTTTCTAAGATACCTAACCCTAGTAACCAGCAAAAAATACAGTTTAACGAAGAAGTACAGAGGGTTCAGCATATAGCTAAGGCTGATCCTAACGATACGATTACTCAGATTGGTGACCATTTAGGCAAGTTCTTTGATGTATTAGACCAGATTGAAAACATATTCTGGGATGAAGAAAAGAATGCTAAACAGGTATACAAGGGCGAGTTATCGGTTAGTCGTAGAGCACTTCAGAGAGTATTGATTAGATCGCGTTTAGACCAGCTACAAGCCGAGATCAGAGAGGAGATGGTATATAACACTCCTCCAGAATTAGGCGACTTGTGGACTCGTTTTGAGAAGATGCGTGATAAAGTATTAGCAGAGCAGAAAGTAGCAAAAGATCAAGAATTAAGAGATATACAAAAAGCCGAAGCTAAAAAACGCAGAATGATTAGGGAGATAAAAGAACAGATTACCTATTTTGGTGCTGTTCTTTTTGTCACATTATGGCTAGTAAGCGTCCTAGTGATGATAAGGATGAGCCACACGTACCGTGGACTCTCTTGGTATGTTTATTAGTAATGGCTTTGGTTTTTGTCATTGCTTTGCCTATAGTTGGCATTACGTTAATGGATGCTAATAACGCTACGAATGCTGCGTTGACTGAAGTTAGGCGTATGCGTGAACTAAGATTACAAATACTGAAGGAAAGAGATGATTACCGTCAGTCAGTTGAAACAACTACTCCCTAAGAATCCGTATGTCGAGCACTGGCATCATGCCTTAGAGCAGTTATTCCCCGATTACGATATTAATACGCCTAAACGTATGGCTGCTTTTATCGCTCAATGTGCTCATGAGTCTGGTGGTTTTATGATTCTTAAAGAGAATCTAAACTATAAGGCTGCGACTCTCCGCAAGATATTCCCTAAGTACTTCCCTAACGATCAAATAGCTCAGGATTACGCATCTCGTCCTAACAAGCAGGTTGCCATAGCGTCTAAGGTTTACGCTAACCGTATGGGTAATGGCGATGAGGCTAGCCAAGAGGGGTGGAAATTTTGCGGACGAGGATTAATCCAGCTTACTGGCAAGTCTAACTATCAAGCGTTTGCAGACTCGTTAGAGATGAACATTAACGATGTACCAGAGTATCTAGCCACGTTTGAAGGTGCTGCTCAGTCTGCTTGCTGGTTTTGGGAGACGAATAAGCTAAATCAATGGGCTGATGCTGGTGACATTCTTACGCTAACGAAACGTATTAACGGAGGCACAATTGGACTTGAAGATCGTAAGAAACATTATGAGCACGCTCTTCATGTGCTTGGTGCTTAGTGCTTGTGAAGATAGGTTTCGATATAAGTGTCAAGACCCTGCTAACTGGGAGGCCACAGATTGTAAGCCACCTATATGTACGGCTACTCAAACCTGTCCTGACGATGTAACTAAACCTGAGAAGGTGGCTAAATGAACGAAGAAAGTCTAAATGCTTGGCTAAAGTTTGCCATTGGTATCTGCTTTTGCATGATCCTAATGATGATGGCTAGTCTGTCTATGTATAGTGTTGTATTTGTACAACAGCCAATGTCAGGTATGGCTCCTGCGGATAAACAGTTTTTCCTATTGCTATCAGATATGTCTAAGTACATTCTCGGTGCATTGGCTACGTTGATTGCCGTTAAAGGTAAGGATCAGTTCGTACCGCCTAATCTAACGACTCCTAAAGAGCGTGAAGATGCTATGAAAGGTGAGTCTAAACCTGCTCCTGTAATGACAACTACCACAACTGTAGTACGTCAAGAGCCATCATTAGAATCAGTATCATCTGCTCCTATTGTATCTATGGGATTTGGCGGTAAACCTGCTCCACCTGCTGCACCACAACCGGAGATTTAATTATGCGATTTAATATCAGTATACTGACACTATTGGTAGCGTTTAGTGCTAATAGCTATGCAGGTGGGGAACTAAAGAAGGTTTGCCACGACGAAAAAGGCAAACAAGTCTGTAAAACTATCAAGGTTCATAAGAAGCTCGAAGGTACTAAAGTCCCTACTAAATGAATCCCTACTTTATAGCTGGTACTGTCCTAGCGGTGGCTTGTGCTTATGGTACAGGTCACTGGCAGGGCGATACAGCAGGTCAGGCTAAGGTACAAGCTCAATGGGATAAAGAGAAGGCTAAGTTAGCAGAGGAGTACGCTACTAGCGTATCTTTAATGCGTGAAAAAGAACAGGCAATGCAAAGTAATGCAGACAAGCTACGAGAGGACAAGAACCGTGAACTTAGAGAAGCTAATGCTCGTAATACCGCTTTGCTTAACAGCTTGCAGCACCGTCCAAACCGCACCGAGAGTAGTGGAGTGTCCCAGACTGCCAGTAATGGAACAAACGGCTGTACCGGAAAAGAGCTTTACCGAGAGGATGGGGCTGTTCTTATCGGGATCGCTAGAGAAGCAGACGAACTCAGAATCAGTCTCAAGCAGTGCTACTCCCAATACGAAACCATTAGAAAAGAAATGAATGGCAAAAATCCCTGATGACTGTATGCCAGCGTGTGTATCGTGTGCTTTCTTTCAAATTGAACCTAAAGACGAACTAGGAATATGTAGACGTTACCCTCCTACATTATTTCAAATTGACAACGAATATGACAGTTGCTATCCTGTTACTGAGCGATCTGATTGGTGTGGTGAATTTATACGGAAAGTAAATTAACATTATGTTGAAAGTTCCAGAAGATGAGTTTATAGCGTTATGGGATAAGTACGGTTCAGCATCAAAGATAGCAAAGATATTAGATATTGGAGTAAGGTCAGTTTATTCTCGGCGTAAGGAAATTGAGAGACGCACTGGTAAAACGCTTATATCCACTGATCCTCGTTTCGGTAACTTTACGATCACATACCCTGGCAATGGGGTTAGAGCTAAGGCAGAGATAGATAACGGTGTGATTATGGTGGCTTCAGATTGCCACTATTACCCTGGGATTATATCAACGGCTCATAAGGCATTTGTCCATCTCATTAAAGAGCTAAAGCCTAAAGCCATCGTTATGAATGGTGATGTATTCGATGGTGCATCAGCAAGTCGGCATGATCCTATAGGCTGGCAACAAACCCCAACAGTAAAGCAGGAACTAGAGGCTTGTCACGATCGTCTATCAGAGATTGAGGATGCGTCTAAGAGTGCTATTTTGCACTGGACATGGGGTAATCATGATATGCGGTTTAACACTCGTCTAGCGTCTCAGGTAGGTTCAGCGTTTGAAGGTGTTAAAGGCTTTAATCTATCGGATCATTTCCCACGATGGAAGTTCTCGACTAGCTTGATGGTCAATGAACACACAATGATTAAGCATCGATGGCATAACGGTATTCATGCTGTGTATAACAATACAATGAAGTCTGGTACGTCTATCGTTACAGGGCATTTACACAGTTTGAAGGTTACTCCGTGGACTGACTACAATGGTAGTAGATACGGTGTAGATACAGGAACTTTAGCGAATATAGATGATCCTGGCTTTGACTATGCGGAGGATAACCCTAAGAACTGGCGATCAGGTTTTGCTGTCCTTACTTTTTGGGAGGGGAAGCTCATGCCACCAGAACTGTGCGAGGTTATCTCCGAGGGCTTAGTATACTTCAGAGGACAGGTGATTCAGATTCCTTAACGAAGATTCCGCCAGCGTTCATGTGACCTTTACGATCTTTAATTTCCTCATACGAGAACTTTAAGCAGCTAGTTAAGGTTACATTTTCCAAAGCAGCAACATTAATAAGGCACACAAGAACATCGCCAATTCCATCAATAATTGCCTTACGGTCGCGGTTGATAAGTGCTGTGTGGAGTTCATGCATTTCCTCCTGAGCTTTACGATATTGGGCTATAGAAGTGCTATTCGGTATGATTCCTCTGGCTTCACTCCATCGTATAACGTCCATTTCAGTCTGATTCCAGCTCATTTACTCTCCTTTTAGATAGTGCATCATCTCAGCGTTCATTTTAGCTTGTGCCCATTTCTGTGGCCCTGATAGCTGCATTAATGCTAGTGAGAATTGCACAAAGTTATTAAGTTTTTCTAGTTCTAGTTCGTCAACTTCACCACGACGAATACCTTCAATGACGTTAATGATGCCAGTGCGATTACCGTCTATAACGGCTTGCCAGTCATAGTCTATTTTATTCTTAGGCATTTTTTTCTTTCAGCTTGGCTTCGACGGCTTCAAGCAACGGCTGATCGTGCCAGTTCTCTGAATCAGCTTTTTCGTATATTGCTTTCTTTTCCTCATCCGTCAGCCCTACCCATTCTTTTTTAGGCTGTGTTAGTGCTTCACGTAATTTTTTGTATGCTTCTTTATGTTTATCTGTCATACCACCAAGACCAGCTAAAGCCTCATACGCATAAAAAGCGTCATACAATAGTTCACGATCAATCATAATTTCTCACCATTATTCTCAGTAATTGCATTCATATTTTGCAGTGCAGCATTACGATACAACTTTGCCATAAGAGTCTTAACGTCAGCAGCTTGCCCTGATTGATTCTTATAAATGCTTTCCGTCTTATGCTCTGAGCATGGCTTACACATCCAGCGACCACTAGTACGAGTCTTGCGGAATACTCCACCTTCTATTTCTCTTGTGCACTGGCAACTAGTACAGAATTTAGTATTCATTTACATATTCTTTCTTTGGCTTCTTTAATATTAGAGTTCATTAACCAAGAGGCACACTGAGAATCCACAGCAAGGGCATTAAAACCGTCTCTGTAGCCTTTTCTATAGGCTTCATTAGCCTTGATAGTAGCTATGTTAGAAAACAGCCATATAGACCCTAAAATAGCCACCATAAATATTAATATTTTCATAATAGCTCACGTATTTCCTTCACTGGCATCTCAAACGTCTCATGTATGCGTAGAATCATATCTGCGGAGACACTGACTTTACCGCTACGTATCTTGCTAATCGTAGGGGGTGGTACGTCCAATTTTCTACTCAGTTCAGCATCATTCTTTACAGAGTAGCGTTCTTTAATAGTGTCGAGCAATTTCATGTGTTCCTCAGAATAAAAAGACAGGAGCCGAAGCCCCTGTTAAAGGCCACGAAGGATAGTGGCTGCGAGATCAGTAGCAGTTAGTTGAGCAACTATTCCCATAACAGCACGTAGTACACGTTACGTATTGACCGTTATATGAATAGCTATTTGTTGTGCATGAAGCATAAGCAAATGTTGCTGTAAGTGCTAAATAAGCTGCGAGTATGTATTTCATAATAGTTGCTCCTCAGAAAGGGATCGAATCGTCAGGATCAGCCGCTACTACAGGCTTATTGATGGGCTTAGGTGCTGCATCACCTTTAGGACGTACCGATAAACTAAAGAACTTCTTAGAGTCTTTCTTAGACTCTTTAAGCCAGCCTGAAAGCCAGTAATCAGTACCAGCTACGTTAACGCTACCTGAATAGTCAGGATGATTCTCAGAAGTTTTATTCTCATTCCGATATAAAACGCCACGGTCAGTATTATCAAATTCAGTCATATTTATTTCCCTATTGAAAATTTCTTAATTGCACTACGCTCTTTACTATCTAACCTACTCCAAAATGCCGTCTTAGAATCTGCATCAAACTCTTGCGACGTAATGTATTCAACTGCTCCCGCAATATCATCTTTTTTCAGCAATAGACGCACGTCCATAGCGATGTTTTCAATGATGTCTTTTGTCTCGTCATCCATGCTATTGAATACGTCTACAGTGATAGGCTTTGCTGACTTTTTTTCATCTACTGGCTCAGAAGAATCAATAGCATCGTGTTCAACGATAGCCATAGCCATGACCAGTAAATAACGCGTAATGTAGGTAATTGATGCGCCAAGATTTTGGACGGGATGACAACCTTTTAAATTCGCTTCTGCCATAGGGCAAGTGAATTTAGCGCATCCACCATTCTCAACATCGACAATTCGCATTGTTGCAATTTCGTTAGTAAACTCTAACGTACTGCCTAATTTAAGGTCGTAAAAAATATTATTTACGGTAGGCAAAAAGTCTGCAAGCTCAAAATATCGGTAGCCAGCAAATTTATTGTGACCTGATTTTTTTAATTCAATTGATTGAAGTTTTACTCTAGCGCGTTGTAGTTTGTCGTAAACAAGCCATTGACGTTGCTCGTGCTGCTCTTGTAATTGATAGTCGTTATTCATATTAGCTTTCTATTTATTTGAATTTTTTATACTGAACCACATTGGTAGATTGTGTTTTCTCAATAGTAGATATTTTTGTACTCTCCTTTTCCATTTGTTTACGAATTTTATTAAATGTCTTTTTAATGTCAGTCTTAGCCGAAATAACATAGTCAGTCTTGTATAAGATGTTTTTGGTGTCTTTCATAGTGACCCTGCAATGATGTATAGAAGAACTATTATTACACCACACAATACTGGTCGTCTAGCAAAGAAATCATTAGTGTTGAGCAATTTATTCATAGTTGTCATTCGATTCTAAAATATTAACTAATTCGTGGATTTCTCTAGGTGCAATCATTAGTGCTTCGTAAGCTATTCCTAGTATTTCTTGTTCTTCAGACGTTTTAGGTTTGTTCTCTAAGTTCTCAGCTAGTAGTCGCAAGGCATAAACAATCTCAGCTATTTGCCAGTTGTGCATATTACTTATCATGGCGATTCTCCCACTGCTGAGTTTTCATATCTTGGTTGTAGTTCCACAGATCACTACTAGTCAATGTGTCATCTACTCTTTTGGAATATTTAGCCTGGTACGAAATCATTCTTGCTATGTGAGCACTGATACCTGCTGACATAACTACTGGATCATGCCTATAAGTAGCCCAGATTATTAAAAATTCATTCAGTGATTCACGCATCTCACCATCGGTAAAGTCTTGCGTAAAGTCATCAGGAGTTTTATTTAATATGGATTGCAGTGCATCTTGTTCAAATTCGTAACGATTCATAGTATTCTCCTAGTTAATTAATATTGTGTTGCAGCGAAGAAACTATAACGCATCACAAACTTGTATGTCAACAACTTTTTAAAATAAATTATGTACCAGCCTAGAAAAGACAGTCGCAGAGAGAAAGTGTTGCAAATTGTCAACGAATCAGGTGGGATTACTGCTGAACATATCCTTAAACTACATGGAACAATGGGTTTTCTTAATGTTTGGGCAATAACTACTGAGCTTAGGAAATTGGCAAGATATAGGTGCATTAACCAGATAGGTAATGTATTCTTCTCAGTTGAGCAGGAAAAGCCAGTATATAAAGCTGATCCTAAAGACTTAGTTCCTCCTAGAGAAGCTATGCCATTTACACCACTAAAAACATTTCCACCTACTATAAGCCCACGAGGTCAAGCAATTGAAAGACGCCACTTCAAAACCTGTAAGTCAAACGTCAGATTCCAAAGAGAAAACGACTTATAACTTCAATATACAAATGTGTCCAGGTTGCAAAAGGTCAAGAAGTGCTATACAGTTTATAAATTCTAAGATTTGCCGCACTTGCAAAAAGCGAGGTATTTCTATATAGTCAAGGGGATTGGCTAGGGAGTGCAACCCGAAAAGACGCTTTATCACCGTCCTGCCTTATCCCACCATTCTGTGATAACTACCCGATGATATAGGGGCATATATGCACTACTACCAATTCCATATTGGCGATTACGCAACACATACACGCCATTTAAATCCAATAGAAGACATTGCTTACCGCAGATTGCTAGATATTTATTATCTACATGAACGTCCGTTGAGCGACTGTTTAACAACTGTTGCACGTCAGATCAACATGCGTGAGTATGAATCTGAAGTAGATTTAGTCCTAACCGAGTTTTTTGATCACGTTGATGGTGGATACATTAACCGTAGGGCTGACAAAGAAATTGAGCATTACAAGGCTAAAGTTGAACAAGCATCTAGGGCTGGTAAAGCATCCGCTGAACGGAGGATTAACGGGCGTTCAACGGACGTTCAACCAACCAATAACCATAAACCAATAACCAATAACCATATATCTATCGATCAGTTTGAGACGTTCTGGAAAGTCTATCCAAAAAAGACAGCTAAAGAAAATGCTAAGAAGGCTTGGATAAAGATTAAGCCTAACGATGAACTTATTGCGAAAATTACAAAAGCTGTAAAAGATCAAAAGTTATCTGAAAGAGAACAACAGTTTATTCCTCATGCAGCTACTTGGCTTAATGCTAAACGATGGGAAGATGAAATAGCTGGAACCACTCAAAAGCCATTGATGGGGTGGAAATGATAGAGACTATACTCAGCCGTTTAGAGAAAGTTAAAGGTCGTAACGGAGCTTACATAGCTTGCTGTCCTGCTCACATGGATAAGTCTCCTAGCCTAGCGATAAGAGAAGTTGATGATGGTCGTATCTTATTGAAATGCTTTGCGAATTGTTCCATTCAAGAAATCATGGGTGCAATAGGGATGGATATAAACGATTTGTTCCCTAACGTAAATAAAGACTTGCCTCCAGTTAAGAAAAGATATTATGCTTCAGACTTGCTTAAAGTTATTGAGTTCGAGGCTTTGGTTGTATCGGTAGCAGCTTATTCAATGTCAAAAGGCGAGAAACTATCAGAGGTCGATAGAACTAGGATGAAAACAGCACACGACCGAATTATGGAGGCAGTTAAATATGTCGGATAATATTTTTGCAATAGCGGAACGACTTTACGATGATCGCAATATCATCAAGTCTCAGAACATTGACGTTGATAAGTATCTTAAAGGAACTGATCTATCGGCACAGGTTAAATCAGCGGCTACATGGCTTGATGAGATATACCAGAACTACATTGATCCAGAGCAGACAGCAGATGCCGTTATGCCGTGGCCTAAGACACACGCAGACGTTAAATTTAGGTTAGGTGAGGTTACGGTATACGCAGGTGGTAACGGAGGCGGTAAGTCTCTTGTAACTGGTCAGATAGCACTAGGATTAATTAAGCAAGATAAGAAAGTGTGCATTGCTAGTTACGAAATGAAACCTGTAACTACCATTGTCCGTATGTTGCGACAATTTGCTGGTGAGAATATTAGTGTCCCATTAACTCACGATAAGGAAGGATACATACGTGGGCTTTTAGGACGGTTTACAGGATTCATTGATGAGAACTTATACCTTTACGATCAGCAAGGTTCTACGACTGCTCAGAAAACTATAGCAATGGCTCGGTACTGTGCTGTTGAACTAGGGATACAGCATATCTTTATTGATTCGTTAATGAAGTGCGTAAGTGGTGAGGATGCGTTAAACGAGCAGAAATCCTTTGTTGACGAGCTTTGTGCATTAGCGAGAGACCATAACGTACATATCCATCTAGTTCACCATATCCGTAAGTTGCAATCTGAGGAAATACAGCCAGGAAAGACTGATTTAAAAGGTTCTGGATCGATTGCAGATCAGGTGGATAACGTGTTCTTAGTCTGGAGAAATAAGAAGAAAGAGAATGCTCGTAGAAACAATGAGGACTATGACGAGAAGCAGCCAGATATGTTTTTAATGTGCCAAAAGCAGAGGAATGGTGAGGCTGAGGAGTTTTATGGATTGTATTTCGAGCACAACAGCCAGCAGTTCATTGAGGTACAAGGTGGACAGCCGATAGACTTTGATAACCGTGGGGCGTTTCGTGCCTGATAACAGTGAACTACATAGGCATCAGTGCGAAGTTCGTCAAATATTAAAGTGGCGTACTGAGGATAGAAATAAGGCTATTGAGTATTTGTCTATTGTCCTTAAAAAACGCGGAGATAGAACGGCTCAGTTACTAGAGAAAGATTGTAGGGAACAATGGAAGCTAGGATCAAGAGGGGATGACGGAGTATGGTTTACAAAAGGGTAGACGATAATCAATCTAAGGTTGTAAAGGCACTGAGAGACTTAGGAGCTACGGTTCAGCATCTTCACGCAGTAGGTAAAGGTTGTCCTGATATTGTTGTCGGCTTCAAAGGTAAAAACTTGTTGCTTGAAATCAAGGATGGTGATAAAAAGGTACTTACTCCAGATCAAGTTAATTGGCACAAGCTCTGGAAAGGTCAGGTAAATGTAGTGACAAGTGTTGATGATGCTAAATTACTATTATGGAAACTAACAGATGACTATCGATCCGAATGAAGCAATAAATTTTATGATTAAGAATGCAGAGGCTTACGCACAGGCTAAAGCAGATGTCACATACTTAACGGAGCATCGTAAGACGGTCAAGGCTTTGGGGTTTCAGCGTAGCCTTAAAAACACGATGGCTGAGAAGGAAGCAGATGCTTACACTACGGTTGAGTACGCTACTTGCGTAGAGGGGCTTAGAGAAGCCGTAGCAGAGGCAGAACGGTTACGTTGGATGTTGGTCGCTGCTCAGGCTCGTGTTGATTGCTGGCGGTCGATGGAGGCGTCGAATCGTGCTGTGGAAAGAGCGACTTTGTGAACGGATCAAATTTTTCTTCGTCGTATAAAAGCCATTCGTCTGCATCGTCATCAAAGTACATCCAGACACAGGCTTCGTTATCGTATTTCCAGACTATGCCATCATCATCCATTTGCATGAGTTCGACTTCTTCAGCTTCAAACCAGAAATCTTGTCCGTCGATAGATATGCCGTACATATATCCTCCAGTGAGAAAATAGTAGCAAACTTAAATGGAATTTACGTTAATAGAGAGAAAAACTATGAATAAAGATACTTTCCTAAATGATAATGTAATAGATGATAGCAATTTGGCACAATGTGATTACTGTGGGTTTGTTGAGGATTGGGATGAGATACCTAACGTCAGTGATCCGTGGTCAGATGGAACGGTTACTTGCTGCCCTGAGTGCAACCAGGGTGAGACGTTTACTAGCTATAAAGCAGAAAAATGAAGAAAAGAGAAAAGCAATATCTATCTAAAGTAGCAGACATAGGTTGTATAATTTGCTATCGTTTAGGGTATGCAGGTACTCAAGCAGAGATACACCATATTCGTGGCTTAGGGCTAGGAATGGGTGTCAGAAACTCGCACGATAATGTATTGCCATTGTGTCCAGAGCACCATCGAGGAAACACTGGGTATCACGGAATGGGGCGTAAAGCCTTTGAGCGCAAGTATGAGACAACTGAACAAGACTTACTTATTCAAGTAAAGGAAATGTTAAATGATGAAGAAATCGAAAGCTGCTAAGAAGGTAGCTAAGGTCATGACTGAGTTCGGCAAGGGTGAATTGCACTCTGGCAAAGGTGGCCCTGTAGTTAAGTCTCAGAAGCAAGCAGTTGCAATTGCACTTAGTGAGGCTGGTAAATCATTGCCTAAGCGTGGTCAACGTACAGCTAAGAACAAGGCTAAGAAATGAAGGTTTGCTTTAAGTGCAAAGAAGAAAGTTCTTTTGAGTTTTTCTTCAAGCATAGTCAAACTCCTGACGGTTATCATAGTTGGTGTAAGAAATGTTGCACAGAAGGAAATATTAAATCTAGGAATAAGCAAAACTCAACAATAGAAGGACGAGCAAGAGTTTTTTTATTAAATGCCAAAAGAGGTGCTTTAAAAAGAAAACAAGACTTTTCCTTAGAAATTAAAGATATTGTTGATTGTTGGAATGAGCAGTCGCAAATTTGTGCTTATAGCGGTAGGCAAATGACATTATTAGCTGGTCAATTAAATACTGTTTCAATTGAGAGAATTAATAGTTCAATTGGTTACACAAAAGACAATACTATATTAGTTTGCCAAGCAATAAATAGAATGAAATCTGATTTTGAGTTTGATGATTTTTATAATTTTTGCAGAGACGTTGCTACATTCTTGGGCGACGATAATTTAGAAATTAACGTTGGGGCATACAAATGAAGAAAAAAGGCGATCCGGGATTGTACGATGCAATTAATGCCAAGAAAAAGCGCATAGCTGAAGGTTCTGGTGAGAAGATGCGTAAGCCAGGTACTAAAGGTGCACCGACTAAGGCTGACTTTAAAGATGCTGCTAAGACTGCTAAGAAGGTAAAGAAATGACTGCGGCTTGGACTAAGAAGGCTGGCAAGAACCCTAAAGGTGGGCTTAATGAGAAAGGTCGCAAGTCGTATGAGGCTGCGAATCCTGGCTCAGACTTAAAGGCTCCGGTTAAAAGTGGCGACAACCCACGTAGAGCGTCTTTTTTAGCTCGTATGGGGAATATGCCAGGGGCAGAGAGAAAACCTGATGGTGAGCCTACTAGACTGCTTCTAAGCCTACAGGCATGGGGAGCTAGTTCAAAAGCTGATGCTAAGAAGAAAGCTGCTGCAATATCCGCACGAAACAAGAAGAAATGATCCCTAAGACGTTAAATCTAGGCTCCGGCAAGGATTGGAAAGAACATTACTTTAACGCAGATATATTGCTTAGAGTAAATCCTGATTGGTGGGTAGACATATCTAAGGTTGAATTCGGTCAGATTATTGATACTCCGAGGTTTGGAAAGGTCGAGATTACAAAAGGGATGTTTAAACGTGTCGTCGCAAACGATGTTTTAGAACATATCCCTGACCTTGTGTCGTCAATGACGAATATTAAGGACATATTAGAGGTTGGCGGTGAGTTACACATTAACGTACCGTATGAGCTAAGTCTTGGTGCATGGCAAGATCCGACACACGTTAGAGCGTTTAACGAGAATAGCTGGCTGTATTACACTGATTGGCACTGGTATCTAGGGTGGGAAGATCGATTCAATCTAACGTCGATGGAATTTAAATTGTCAGAAATTGGTCAGAAAATGATGGATAAGGGTATTCCTGACGATGAGATTATGCGTACTCCTAGAGCAGTAGATTCAATGAAGGTAGTTTTAACTAAGATAAGTTTATAGTCGGTAGGTTTTAAGTTTACAGTCTCAACACGCATGAGGATTGGTTTGCCGAGGTAGAGTCCGGATCGAAACGGCAAGATCAGCGGAGTGTCCTTAGTGACTAGGCGGCTCAGTGAGCGAGCGCAGTCCTCAGCCGTGTTGGGAAAGCGGATGCTGTGGTAGTTCCATAAGCTGCCAGATCAAACAGACGCAGCGAGTACCAACTTTATTTATGGAGATAACTTGCAAGCAATCGTAATCGCTACGGTAGATAGCCCAAGCATCCACGTATTATTGGAGAGCATTAATCAATATGCAGCAGAATTACCAATATACATTAGTGGAAATAGTCTGGAGTTGTGGGGAAAGATTAGAGCAAGACTTAAAAATGATCGAGTCGTGTTCCGACCAAATACTGCTACCAATTTCGGAGATGCGTATAACGAGATTGTCGGATATGCGTTTAAGGCAGGGAATTACGATTCATTAATTATTGCTAACGATGACGTAGTGCTAACGCCAAATACTATTGAAAAGATGCAAGAAGATTGGGATATGGTTACTAGGGAGTTCTTAACTGGCTTTCTAGGAGCGAGATCAGATTACGTATTGCCAGATCAGAATATAAGAGTACCAGTAGACGAAGATACTATTGTCGGGCTGCGTTGGAATAGCGAGAACCATATAAAGATGGTTGATGTAATTGCTCCCATATTTGCGGCTATAAGTAGGAAGGCATGGGATGTAGCACAATTCCCTAGCACTAATTGGTATTCAGACAATATAATATGTCATGACTTAAACAAGGCTGGTTATCAGCACTTTGTAAGTCGTGGATATGTTCATCATGCAGGAAGTCAGACGGTTGGAACAGACTTTGCTAAGTGCCATGAAGAACCACGTGAGTGGATAAAGACTAACAGACCAGATATGTACGAGGTTTTCTATGGCAACACTTGAGGAAACGCTAAGAAGTTTAGGATTATCAGCCGCTAGGGGTATTCCTCAATTAGCCACAGGATTTGTTGATTTGGCTGCATTGCCATTTACAGCGACAGGACTATTAAAGCCTGAAGAAGCAGTAGGATCGACAGCTTATTTAACGTCTAAAGGGTTACTTCCTCCTGAGCAGCAAGGATTATTAAACCAAACTACTGAGCTTTTATCAGGCGCATTGAACCCTGCTGGAGCTGCTAAGACTATGGGTTTGCTAGGGGCAACTAAAATTAGTAAAGATACAATTGGATCATTAAGGAAAGCAGTTGCTAATAAGTCGCTTGATGATTTGTCATTAGCAAATGTTCCGCTAGAACCAAATATTATTGATAATAATAACATTAGGGAAACGTGCAATACGC